TGGCGATCTCTTTGGTTTCGCCGATGGATTTGACCACCACATCGGTGCCGTTGTCGGTCTTTTTGATCTCTTCAGCCAGGCCGGCATAAAGCCCCTCGGCATCCTTGGCAAGTTTTTCAGCCTGCTGGTAATCCTTTTGCCGCATGGCCTCTTTGGCAGCTGCCAGTTTCTCCTCGGCCTGCAGGCGCCGGTCATTCCACTGCTCTTCGTCTGTCAATCCCTTGCGGGACAACTCCCGGATCTTGTCCTCGGTGGACATCCGGGCGTATTTGATCTTCTCTTCCCAGGCAATGACCTGGTCCGCGTATTTTTTGGCCTGTTCCGTGGCGTATTCGTAAGCTTTCTTGGCCTGTTTCTCAAATTCGTCCAGCTGCTCGTTTGTGGCTTTGACAGACTCCGCCGGTTTTTTCATGCCCTCACCGGCTGCCTTGCCGCTCTCTTCAATCTTTTGCAGGTCGCTGTTGATCTCTGTCAGACGGTTGTTAACTGCTTTCATTTCGGCTTTGGCTTCCAGCGCTTCCTTTGTGGCTGTACCCAATAGAGTGGTCTCACCGGCTTTTGACCGCAGTTTTTCATACAATGCGACCCAATACGCCTTTGCTCTCTTTAAGCCCCGACTAAGTTCTTCCAGCTCTTCAGGGGCGGTGCCGGTGATATCATCCGGCAGCTTGATGTCCTTAAACTCATCATACTTCTGTATAACCTTGTCGGTGGTTTTAAAAAGATTATCCTGGGCTTCTTTGGCGTGTTTATAGGCATCATATGCGCCCCAGGCAGCGTTGCCAATTCTATAAAGTTCATACACGCCGTAAGCTGCAAGGGCTGCAATCGCAATCCCTGCACCTGTAGATGCCGTGGCAATGCCGGTGATGCCAAGCTCTGCGATACCTGCTTGCGCTATCATGCTTTTTAATCCAAGCACAATAGCGCCAAGCCCTGCTTTCCACAATATGAACGCTGCACCTGCAGCTGTCAGTGTCCCTATCAGTGTCTTTGTAGGTAAATCAGACTGTTCAATCCAATCCTTAAACGACCTAATCCATTTCACAGTTGGCAACAGCCCTTTTGAAACAAGACCGCCAAGTTCAATGCTCAACGAACTTATTTCGTTCTTAAACAACTTGATCTGATTTTCCGGCGTGTCCTTCATTTTATCAAAGGCGTCTTGCATGGCGCTTGCCGAACCAGCCATGCCGGTCATGATCTGCTTTAATCCGTCCATATTCTGGGTCAGTGCCAGAACACCTGTCCGGGCTTCCATGTCCGGAATCAAAAACCGCATCTGGTCCACGGACAGACCTTTTTTACGGATGGCCTCCAGGGTAGGGATCAGACCCTGCCAGGTAATTCCAAGCTCATCAAACTTTTTCTTAGCCTCCGGGGCCGGCGCCGCCATGGCGTTGATGGCCCCTTTCATGGCCGTGGCCGCCTGGGGGGTCTTGATCCCCGCCTTGGTCATGGCGGCAATGGATGCGGCCACTTCCCCGAATTTAACATCCGCAGCCCGAGCCGTTGGCAACACTTCGCCGATATGATTGGCAAGCGCAGGGAATGTGGTCACACCAGACTTAACTGTCTGGAATAAAATATCATAAACATTGTCAAGTTCATCAATTGACTTGCCATAGGCATTGATCACACCCACGCCCGCATTGACGGCTGTCTTTGTGTCCGTCACCCCTGCCACAGCCGCCTTTGCGGACAGTTCCAAAACCTTTGTCGAGGCCTCAAGGGCAACACCGGCAGAAATGATATCGTACTCGGCAGCGGCCAACTCCGAGGCAGTCTGGGGAATACGTGTCGAAAGGTTCAAAATCTCCTTTGACAGGGAATTAAATCGTTCCTCTGATGTGTCAAGCAGGGTATTGACCTCTGCCATGCGCTGGGAAAATTCGCTGTACCCCGAAAAAGATTTGATCGCGGCATACCCAACACCAGCCAATACAGCCAATCCGCGTTGTGCCTTGGTAATAGAATTTGCCCACCCGGTTGTTTCTGCTTTGAGCTCAGCAATCCGGCTTTTCATGTTAAGCTTAGCCTTGGAAAGCTCAGCCATGCTGAGTTTGCCTGTTTTTTTCAGCGTAATATATGCGTTTTTAGTGGCGTCAATCTCACGCCGAATATCCTTAAACGGTTTAACATTGAGCATCCCCATAGCTTTATTGATTTTGGCCGCCTTGGAGAGTTCATCCCGAGTCTTGGCAACGGACACGGACAGCCTTTTCTGCTCGGCATTGAGGTTCTTTGTATTGATCCCGGCTTTACTCAGTGCCTCTCTAAGGGAATGCAGAGATTTTTGATTTTTCAGAAACTGAGTTTTAAGTTCGGCGGCTTCCTTCTTTGCAGCCTTAAACCTGTTTGAAAGGTCTTTTGTTGGCTTTTCAGAGGCCGACATCTCCTTGGCAAGCTTGGTCACCTCAGCCTGGGCTGCGGCCCAAGCCGTCTTGCCGGCTTCAAGATCCTTTTTCAACTTCTTAAAGGATTCGATCTTCCCCAGGGCGGACAACTGGGTTTCCAGCTTTTTGACCTCAGCGGTGCCTTCAGTTTTGGCCTTAATTTTAATCTCAATGTTGTTGCTCATTGACAATACAACCTACTGATTTTATAATTCCTTTATGGACACCAAACCCACTAAAATACAAACCGCTTGCGCTGTCCTTTTTGCCGTGTTCATCATCTTTATCTCCATCGGCACCATTTTGCAGGACATACCAGCATGCTCAAACAAAGTTAAAAGTATTCGTAATTTTTTGATTCATACGGAAAGCATGACTTTTTTTTCCCTCATTCCTGTGGCCATAATCGTCGGAATTGCTCTTATTCTGCATCGTCTTTCGACACCCTGACAGCCTCATCCATAGCGGTTAAAAACAATCCCCAACCATATTCGTAAACCCGGTGATGGCCAAACATGATCAACCGGCAGCAGGCGGTGTCGATGCGCTTTCGCTGATCATCTGCTCCCCGGCTTTTGCCAGTCTTGCGATCATGTTGGCAAAAAAAGGGTTCAGGTTTTCAACCCCTTCAATGATGATTTTCAACTCAGACGGAGGGTACTCCTCTAATTGTTTAAGATCGATTCCCGTACTTTCCGCCACCGCCACCGCCGGGACCCCGTCAGGGAAAAGCAAATCAATGATGCTGACCTGCGTCTGCTCCATCTGGTCCAACAGGTTGCGGATCTGGGTGACGGATAATTCCGTCACCGTGATCTCTTTGTCTCCGACAGGTATTTTTTTAGTTCTCAGCATCAGGATCCACCATTACCCGATCAGTTCTTTCTTAAAATATTCCTGTCCTGACGGCTGGGAGGCGTCGAACAATACAGTCCCGGTTACGTTGAGTATGGCGCCGCCTGACCCGATCAAAGGGAAATCTCCGTTCAGATTGATTTGCACTTTATGAAATGTCCACCGGGACCTGGGCCCACGATCGTCCTTGTCACTGACAAAGATCATTTTTTTCTGAACGCTGGAAGCTGACATGGCCCACATGTACTGTTTATCCACAGCCTCGTAATCATAGGAAACCACGTCGGTATCCGCAGTGGTACCGGATGACAGCTGCCGGATATAGCCGGAATCAGCATCAAGAGAGTAATCGGCTCCGTTAACGCGCCGGGTGGCACCGGCAACATCCGTAACCACCACATCTTCGAGCGTTTCAACCCCGGTCGGCGTGATATAGTTGGTGTCCTGGGTTTCATACACCTGTTCACCGGCCTGGAATGTCCCGGACACATTCACCAGCTCGATATATCCTGACCCAACGTAAGCGACCTTGCCGGTGGCGCCGGATGTGGCACCGGTGACGGTATCACCCACGGACAGGGACCCGGTAATGATACCGGTCAGTTTGGTTAAAAAGACATTCAGGTGCCCCAGGTCAACATACAGATCATCCACAAGTGTCGGATCAGTCTGATACACATAGCCGGCCGACTGGTTTTGCGTGTTGAAATCGCCGCCCATCAGCGCCATCTTTAAATTGTTGTTGGTCATCTCCCGCAGGCCGAATGTCAACGTGGCTTCGCGCTCGCTCTCCACCTCAAGGATGGTGGCCCGGGCTGCAGTGCGGTTTGACTTCACCTTTTCGGTGGACACGGACACGCCAAAGTTCAAATTCTCAAGCTCTCCGAGGTCGTCAAAGGACGATCCTGCAACGGCACCGGCGTAAACCCTGCCGGTGCCGTTATGTCTGATATTACCCGCGCTGGATGATAAATACGTCATATTTCACACTCCCTATACCGGCATTGCCCGCCGGTTGGATTTCAAAATTTTAATGGGGATTACGGATCCGCTGATGAACAGCGGATAGTAACCGGCAGATCCGGATTCGGCCCGGGTGGACACATCCCCAAGCCCGGCACGGTAAATGGCGTTTTCCGCCAACTCCCGCAGGGCTTCGGCCTGGCCAAACCCGGTCATGGTCCTGACGTTGCCGTCCACAGAGATTTCCTTGTTGACCACGCCCACCCCGATCTCCAGTTCCCAGGACAAATCCCGGACGGAGTCCCCCCTGACCTGGCTAAGGCCGGTCACGACAATGATCGGGTAGTCATCACCAGGGACCGGCGGATTGTTTTCGTCAATGTCGATGCACACGGTATGTGCCCTGCCAAAGTTCTGGGTGCACCAGGCACTGATCAGGTTATCGTCTGCCAGGGCGGTCTTGATCCGCTCAATCAACTCAATAGATGTTGTCATCACTCCTCCAGGTACCGCATAATGGACGCCATAAATTTGATTTCGATATTGCGCATGATGTCCCCTTGTTCCTGCCTAAAAATCGGCTCAATGACCGGACGGGCCGGGGACTCAAGGATGGTTGTTGATTTTTTCACCGGAAATCCCAGAGCAAACAGCATTTTCCGCATTTTGGGCGTTATCCGGGTTTTAAACCCTTTGGCGTGCATGCCGGCCAGTTTGAGCATACCGTCTGACACCCCTTTTTCCCGAATAAACCCGATGCTGATAATCTGCGTGTCCGTGTCATAGTCATACCGGACCGCCCCGGCCAGTTTGGACAAGGGGGCTGTCCGGGTGGAGAGCATCACATCTTTGTACTGCCGGACCCGCCGTTTGCTCCCCTTCTTGCCCTTCCAGACCATCTTGAAATTTTTGACAGACCCTTTTTTTGCCCTGGAAAGCACCCCAGTATGCGGGTTGAGCTTGTCCCACTTGTTACCATCTGATCCACCGGCCCGAATGGCGGCCTTGATCATGTTCCGTAACCGGTACCCTTCGGATTTCAGCGCGGATGCCGTGGCCCGCTCGGCAAACTGTGGAAACGCCTTGAGCATGGTCTCCATGTTCTCAATGGCGATTTCGCCACGCTCATCAATATACAGCTCAAACATGGTCAAACATCTCCACAACCCTGAAGACGGAGCCGTCAATTTCGATTTCATCATAAACCGCCGGCTCTGCAATATCTGATACCTTGACCCAGACCGTTGCCACACTGCGGCCAAACTGCCCACCGAACCCGGACCGGGCATCCCGTTCGCAGGTCAGGACATGCTCCAGGCCGTCATTCTGCATGCCGTGGCTGTTCTCGATCTCCCCATACTCCACATTGACCGTGATCGCCACAGGCACACCCGTGGCCTTGGGCGTGTAAATTGCGTCAACGGCAAATTCATCCGTGTTGTAAAACACATCATCCAGGTCTGCAGCCATGTCCTCGGCAAAGGTCGTCATGGGCTGTTATCCCTTCAGCCGGACGTTGATGGTGGCTGTCGCGCCGGAGGCAACAGCCTCCAGGGCCACACCAAACTCCGTGCCGTTTGCGCTGTCCACGTTAAGGGTGCCGGAATCGTCATAAATGATATCACCGACGGATACCGCCGCATCACCTGATCCATCCGCACCGGTGACGGGCAAATCAAACACCCCTTTCAGGGCGCATTCTGCATTCCCGTCGCTGTCCCGGTCCGTCAAACAGACCACAGGGATTTTCCCCACCAGAGCCGGATCACCGGAGGTTTTCCCGGATGCCACCGGGAGCTTGATCACATCGCCTTGCTGTATATAATTGGTCGCCATAATTTTCTCCTTATGGATTAAGCGGGATTATGCGCCCACGTTTTTGTAAAAACCACGATAGTCCATGGCACCAACGCCGATATCATGACGGATTTTGTAGCCCACGGCATCGCGTTCAAACAGGGTCTGTTCTTCGGTGTAGGGCATTTCATTGCCGTCCAGATAGGCCACCTCAATGGTGTCGATCTGGCTTGGGTCTGCAATGAGATACCAGGCGGTTGTTGAATGGGCATCCAGGCGCGGATCAGAGATGGGGGTCAATTTGCCGCCCCAGGGGTTGTAAACCCCGGCGGATTTATTATCATCCGGCAGGGCGGTTGAGCGCAGCAGGATTTCCACTTCCGTTTCAATAGCCACCGGATGGGCAAGATATGCCGGCATCAGATCCAGGTAAGCCACACCGCCGGAACCCTTCTGGATACGCATGGCTTTGCGACCTGAACTCAGGGTGGTGGAGGACACTGCCCCGCCACTGGATGCCAGGTTATTATGGTCGGCATGGAACAGGGCCTTGCTGTCATTCATGGTCGGGTTGCTTGTGATTTTCCCCCAGACCAAATCAGATTCTTTGCGCCTGGCTGCAGAGCCCATAAGCTGGGGCAGACGGGTAAAGGCCCTCAAATCGTCATTGACAATCATCTGACGGGTCAGGTAAATCATCTTGCCGTAAGATGCGACAGAATAACTCTCCTGGTTGTCGCTCATGGCGCCTTCTTTGTACTCGCCGTTCTCTCCGATGAGATCCAGGGACGGGGCTTCACTCAGAGACACGCCGTACATGGTTTTAAAATCCGACGCGCCCACAATATTCACAATGGGCCGCCAGGTGGCCGGGCCGTCCAGGTAAGCCTTGTGCAGGGTCTTGTTGGATACGTCCAGGAAAATGCTGGTGAAATCGTCAGTGGTGAACCCGCCGCCCTGGCCGGACCGCCGCAGCATTTCCCGGGCAACCTGGTCCCGGGTTGAAAAGGCATAAGGGTTGACACCCATGCGCTCCAGGCACTGCCGGGCAATGAACTCAATGGACGCGGCCCGGAAGGTTTCATGGCCAGGAGCCGGTTTCTCCGCCCGGAAGTTGCAGCGGAATGACAGCCCGTCCACCACGGCGGCCCGGAATTTTTCACCGTCGGTCTCACCCATGGCGATGCTGCCTGCCCCCAGGGGCGGGTTGCTTTTTTCCATCTTTGCAAAAATGTCCGCCCGGGCCTGCTCAACACTCTTGCCCCCGTCAATCAGGGCTTGGGCAAATTCGTCATCCAGCCCGGCCACCCGGCAATCTTTCCGGATTGCCGCGGCCCGCTGCCGTTCTTCAGCCGCTGCTTTCTGGACTGCCGCGTCAATGTCGGCCTGGCTGAATGCCTGACCGGACGGGGTGCCGCCGGCAGGTGTGCCTGCGGCAGGGGTACCGGACGGTTTGCCGGCCATGGCCTGTTTCAGGGTTTTTAATTCTTCCGGATCGGCAATGTCATCCAGATTGATACCTGCCAGATACTGCCAGGCCTGTTCTTCCGTGGCATCCTTTGACAATCCCAGCCGTTCCAAAAGGGCTCTTAATTTAGGATCCATATTCTTCTCCTTTTTGGGCTGGGCTGAGCCCTGCCTGATTGATGATGGAGTGTGGTTAAAAACGGACAGGTCAAACCGGGCGGACGGGTCATCCGCCGGAACCTCTCCGGTGATATCGTTGGCAAACCCGGCAGACACCGCCTCTTCCGGCGTGTACCAGGTTTCGTCTTTCATCAGTTCCCGCAGCCGGTTTTTGCCCATGCCGGTTTTCTCGGCATAGGCCGTGGCAAACACGTCGCTGATTTTGTCCAGCAGGTCCGCTTCTTTTCTGAAATCATCCGCATCCCCGGACATCATGGACCAGGGGTTGTGAATCATCATAAAAGAGGCCTTGGCCATCTTGATGGTATCCCCGGCCATGGCAATCAAAGACCCGCTGGACGCGGCCAATCCGGTGACAATCACATTGACCGTGGCTTTGTGGTCACAAAGCATGTTGTAAATGGCCATGCCTTCAAACACATCCCCGCCCGGCGTGTTGAGATAGACGTTAATGGTAGAGGCCCCTTTGGGGATGCGGTATAAAAGATCCTGGGCTTCGATAAAGGGCCAGCCGATCACGTCAAACAAGTGCACGTCCACGGTGTCCCCGGATGCGGCCACCCGGATATCTGCGGTCCGGCCCAGTTGAGCTGTGCGCAGTTTGGCCAGCCGTTTTTCCTGCCGGGCCTTGTCTTTATCCGGGGCGTTAAGCTCCGCCCGGATTCTGCCCATGGTTTGGTGCTTCATATGGTTTGTCCTTCCGGGTCTGTGGCGTCAAACCCGTCCTTTTTTTCCCGCGCCCGGTCCGCCATGATCTCGTCGTAATCCACGCCCCGCTCCATGCACAGCTTATGGCGGGAGGTGGTGCCGTTTTTCAGATCCTGCTCAGCCGCCTTGCTGTCCTTTAACGGCTCAACCCATGGCCAGCCCGGCATCTGCCAGGCCACCGGGATGGTCTCCGGCACCGTGGGCACGGTTTTGGATAAATAATTCATCTGCCACAACCGCACCCAGCCCGGCGCATGGAACCGGCTGCTTAAAATCAGCTGCTGGACCATGTAGCCCCGCCGCTCCTCCAGGGAGGCAGACCTGGCAGAGGAATAACTGGCGTCGGTATAGTCGTTTGAGTAGGCCTCGTAGCTCATGCCGAACCCGGTGGACGCGCCCCGCAAGCTGGTTTTGGTGTAGGGCTCATAGGTCTGGCCGGGCCGGTCCGAATTTGGGGATTCAATGGTCATGCCCGGCGGCAGGGTCAGGATCCTGCCGGACTCCATATACTTTGGGATGTCATCAACGGTTAATTTATTGCTGCCGGTGAACGGGTTGAAGTTGCCCAGATTCTCCGGGTACGGCGTGGTAACGAACAGCCCCATGGCCGCGGCCAGCCGCTTGGCAATGCGCTCCCCGCTCTGGTACTCGGAAAAATCGCGCATCTCCATGACAATGGCTGCCAGCCAGGACACGCCCCGGTTCTGGGAAATCCGGTCCCGAACAAAGATATGATCAATCACCGATGCCGGATAAAACCTTGACTCGCCAATGCCCAGCCAGCCGCTGTCCCCGGGATGCTCCGGAAACAGCCAATACCCTTCCACATGCCCGCCGGCATCATACTGGATGCCCTGTTTGATTCGCCCGCCCTGGCCGTAGCTGTTTTTTGATGTGTCCAGGTGGTCACATTCCAGCAGCTCAATGCCCAGGGGAATCAGGCCGTCATCCATCAGGACCGGGTCAAAATAGTAATGGACAAACAGTTCCCCGTCTGACCACAAATGCCGCAGCACCAGGTTCTCCATTTCATGGAACCGGACCTTGTCTGCCCACCGTTTTCTGGCCTCCTCGGCAGCATCGTTCTGCTTTTTTGATAGACTATCGTCCGGCAGGGTCAAATTCGCCTGGGGTTTGATGCCGCGAAACACGACGTTGTTGCAGATTTTGCGGATGGCGCCGGACACATGGGTGGAATCCCGGATCAGGGATCTTGCCCGACCCCGCATAAGCTTGTGGTCGGTCTTGATGATTTCGTCGGCAGACTTGTTGCCCGGCCGCCAAGCCTGATTCGGCCCGCTGGTGGATGCGGCGGCATAGGAAGCCAGGGCCTGGCGCCGGCGCATATACGCCATGGCCGATCCCGGCGCAAACAGGCCGATCAAGGCACTCATTCCCCTGGTCCAGGACTGCGACAGATTAACCACGGTGTCCCCCGAAAACCACGGAATCTCCGGCAATGGCCCCGTCAAGATCGTACATGGCAATGCGCCGTTCCAGATCTTTGATGTCCCGTTGGAGATCAGCATAGGAGACACGGGTCAAGCTCCGGCTCCCGTGGCCGTAGCTCTGGGCCTTCAATACCCGGGTCCGGGCCGCCTTTAGTTCTGCCAGTTCTTCCTGTAGTTCAGCTAATGTCGCCACAATATATCCACGCAAAAATTAAATTCGATTTTTTTGTGATCAATATATTGTGGTGTTTTAAGAAAAAAAAGGGACTTGGTGCCATATATGGCACCGTACTATTTATAGTACCAACTTTTTTGAGTGTGGTATGAGAATTGCCGAGAGCATAATTTCAGCGGCGGGATGAAATTTAATGTTCTATTAAATTGATTTTTGACTTTTCAAAGCAGACACAACATATAGCGGTTGAATGTTTTCAGAAAAAAACAGGACTTATGCAGGTTTTATTGATTATTATAGTTAGTATTGAATAACATTTTTATGCGTAAGTTGTATTGATTAATCCTGAAATAGTCATATCTTTAGTACAGGCTATGTTGCCCTTAATTGTTGAAACGAATGCCCGACAATGACAAGATCAGTGTAGCAAGGTATTAAAAACTGCTTTGATAGACATTAAAATTCTAAAAGGGAAACACCTTTAACCATATACCTTTAATTGACTCTGAATATTTAAAGGAAACATAGCCTTTTATAAAAGATTCAGCAAGGATTTGCGTGGGCTGTCCGAGATTTTGAATCTTCAATTGGTAATTTAGGCTGGCAGTGCCGGATAAAATATAAAGGTGATGATATGAAAACATTTAAGGATACTGTCCGAAATTATGAATATTCAATTGATAATTTAGGCTGGATGGTTCAGATAAAACATAAAACGGATAAAAATGAACTGTGTAAAAAAATAGAACGAATATATCCGGACATCGGAAAGTGCGGGATTGATTTCAACGTTTCATATGATGATGATAACGGCCGATGGAAAGTGCATCTGAAAAAAGATAATAAGTCATTGGATACTTTTCTGGAGCCTGGTGATGCTGAACTCTGCATGGATGGTAAGCAATGCCTAAGCCTTGGCATTGAAATCAGCCAGCTCAAGGATAATATTGGAACATAAAAATTTTTTTGTCCTTAAGACGTCAAACTTTCCCCAAGGGAAGGCATCGCGCCAAAATAGATCAACACATCTGAGCCTCTTGCAGATAAAACCTTTCTGCAAGAGGAGATCGAGCATATTGTATAGCCATGTTGCTCTAACTCAAAACATATAGAATATTGACTTGTAGATAAATTGTTTCTGCAAGACGCTAATTTTGCTTGCCTTTTTATCCGCATTCTTTGTTGCACCTTGGGGCACATATCTCAATATGCTCCTTGGGGCGCGCCTAAAATACGAATAAAAATTCGGAGTAAAATATGTGGCATTTATTTATTCCGAGTCCCTAAGTATCCTTGCATCAATCTGAATTTTTAAAAACCTGGTAAAAAGCGACAGATCATAGACATAATCAACATAAGATAGAATTTGACTTTACTTTAGGGTTCCTATAAGCACAGAATCTATATTAGATTTACATGGCATACGGAACACGGTGAAAGTCCGTGGCGGTCCCGCCGCTGTAACTGGAAATATTTGTTTTTAAAAACCACTGTGAAAACGGGAAGGAAAAAGCAGGTTTAAAGCCAGAAAGTCAGAAGACGTGTCAGGTAAAATTGTTTGAAACTCGATGGTAAAGGGTTTTGTGAGAATAATTTCGATTCTTGCGAGACCCTTTTTTATTGGAATTTTGCAAGCATCAGTTTTCCCTTTTTACAACTTTGTTCATTAGACGGACAATGGGCATTTGGGGAAAAATAGCGAGGAGACTATTGTATTATGCCTACACAGTTGGAATTCGCCCGCCAGGGTACACTTACATCTGAAATGAAAATTGTAGCTGAAACAGAAGGATTACCAGAACAATTTATTTTGGAGCACGTTGCCAGAGGAGAGATTGTAATCCCATGTAATCCTAACAGGAAAAACCAAAGCGTTACTGGTATTGGAACTGGACTTAGAACTAAAGTAAATGCATCAATTGGAACATCATCAGATATCTGCGATATCGGTCTTGAAATCGAAAAAGCGCAAGCCGCACAGGAAGAAGGTGCTGATACGCTCATGGAATTATCCGCTGATGGTGATATGGATGAAATACGCAGAGCTGTTTTAAAAAATACCGATCTCGCAGTGGGGAATGTACCTCTTTACCAAGCTTTCAAGGAAACCATAAACGAATACTGTAACCCAGCTAAACTTGATCCTGAATATCTCTTTGACCTCATTGAGAAACAACTTGAAGATGGGTTGAGCTTCATGGCCATTCATTGTGGTATTAACCAATATACCATTGAACGTCTAAGAAATCAGGGATTTCGATACGGCGGACTTGCTTCCAAAGGGGGGACGTTTATGGTCGCATGGATGGATATTAACAAAAAAGAGAATCCATTGTACGAGCAATTTGATCGTGTGGCCAACCTGATGAAAAAATATGATGCGGTACTTTCTCTTGGTAACGGTATTCGAGCAGGTGCGATTCATGACAGTCATGATAGAGCACAAATGGCTGAGATGATAATCAATTGCGAACTTGCTGAAGTTGGTCGAGAATTAGGATGCCAGATGATGGTGGAAGGTCCTGGTCATGTGCCATTAGATGAGATTGAAGGCAATATCATGCTTGAAAAACGCATGTCTGGTAATGCCCCATATTATGTTTTAGGTCCAATCCCCTGTGACACTGGTGCGGGCTATGATCATATCACGGCAGCCATAGGTGCTGCTAGTTCAGCTCGATATGGTGCGGATCTAATTTGCTATATAACACCTTCAGAACACTTGGCACTCCCTAATACTGATGATGTCAGAGAAGGGGTTCGGGCCACGAGACTCGCAGCTCGTATTGGAGATATTTCAAAATATCCAGAAAGAAGAGAAAATGAACGATTTGCAGCCATGGCCCGTCGTGACATGCGATGGGGTGATCTTGATAAGTATTTGCTTTTCCCTCAAATTGCCAAAAAGACAAAAGAAAACAGAGCACCAGAGATCAAAGAAACCTGTACAATGTGCGGTGATTTCTGTGCCATGAAAAAAGGAATGGAAATTTTCGAGAAAGACATAAAAGATAAGAGGGGGTGTAAATCAACACTGTTGTAGTAGTCATGCTGCCAAATCATAAGTCCGGCATTCCCAGAATTCGTTCCACCAACCGTTTGCTCGAAGAATGCGTAACGAAAGCATTGGATTTATGCTTTCGCTTAGCCAACTTGCACCGGG